ATATAATGTTGAAGCAATTGATTTCATTCGTGGGTTTTTAAACGATGGTTGATTTTCAATTACTACATAATTAGCTTGTAATAAATTTGTTCGGCGCTCTAGTTCCATCATTAAACTATACTTAACATCATCAAAATTTAATGTTTTTGAACTTTTCAATTTAAATGATTTTAATTGGATGGATTTAGCATTTAGTTTGTGTAAATATTTGGCATGAACAGAACAATAAAGATGGTTATTTTCTGAGTGGAGGTAACTAGCAGATTTTCCACAGAATTTATCTTTAATTTGATAACTACAATTATTTACTTTTTTATCTTTACAAACTAAATAACTATCATCAAAAGCTTTAACTGACGTATCTATTTTTTTACCATGATTTTTACAATAATAATGGGTTTCATTATTAACAATATTTGTTAAACTGGATTTTGCACCACATTGGCATTTTTGTTCACTACGATTAGTTAAATCAATATTGTTCCAATCAATAATGTACCAATCAATAAATTTACTTCCATCTGGTTTAGTATGTTCTTTTTGCGTTAAAAGACAATAGGACAGATGGATAACACCTACATCGAATGATAAGATTACTGGAAACTGTGACATATATTTTATAAACTTTAAAATGTCTTTAAATCTTTAAGATTTATTTTACAATTTCATTTGCTAATAAAATCAATGAATTGTCGCTAGTAATCTTATTTTAATTATTATGTAAAAGTATCTTAATCTAATTGATTTTGTATTGTTGAGTAAAATCGACATTTTACACTTTTGCACATTTACACCATTGAAGATTTAAAATTGGACAAAAACAACTTAAAGATAACTCATATTATTTAATTAGCAATGAATAGTAAGAAGTCTGTAATGAATTGCTCTAGTAAGGGAAAGTCTTCTGTCTTATAAAAAGGCGAGTGAGTGAGGATTTTCATTTCAACCTTACCTAAAACTTCAGGGATTTTAGAAGAAATTCCATAACCAAAATTTACATATTCCTGAAATGGATAAACCTTGTTGATTTGGCGCGAAGGTGCCATTTTAAATCTTCAAGGGTGTAAAACAAAAGTGTAAAAAATTGATATTTAAAATAAAAATACAATAAACTATTAAATATAATGACTGGCAAATTAGAACTTATTATTGGACCTATGTTTTCGGGTAAATCTACTGAATTAATCCGTCGCATTCGACTTCTTCAAACCATCAATAAAAAGGTGTTAATTGCGAAACCTGCAATTGATTCTAGATATAATAAAAACAGTATTACATCTCATAACTATGAATCTGTTGAATGTTTAGTTTTAAATCGCCTCGATGATATTAGCAATGAGGCTGTTCAAGAATATGATACCATTATAATAGATGAAGGTCAGTTTTTTCCAGATCTTAAAACAACTGTTACTTATTGGATTTGCAATTATTCTGTAAGTGTTATTATTGGTGGTTTAGATGGTGACTTTCAACGAAACCCAATTGGTAAAATTTTGGATTTAATTCCATATGCTGATAAATGTCAAAAATTAAATTCACTTTGTTGCTTGTGTAAAGATGGAACTGAAGCACCGTTTACTAAACGTATTGTCGCCTCAACTGATACAGTTCTCGTAGGTGGAGCTGAATATTATACGGCTGTTTGTCGAAAACACTATGATAGTTGATTCTTTTATATGACTTTAATATAAATATATAAAAAAATGAAAATTAATATTTAAAGTTTCATTTCTTTAAATAATAACAATGACTATTAAAACAAAATGGGATACTTTCAAATTTACAGATTACCTAGGTGTTGAAACCAGTGAGATTAAAGATCTTCCCTCAGGAATCAGCATATCAACAATGTGTACATCGTGTAAATTAAATACCAGGCTAAACATAACTAACATTGAAAAGTATTTACAATTAAATTCAGATGATGTCCTAACAATTAAAGTCGACAAAGAAAGAATGAGAACACTAATAGCAATTAAAAATAAACCAAAACGAATTAAAAAAACTGAACTAAAAATGAAAGAAAAAGATACTTCCAAAAATCATTTCTATAATCAAATTACAGCTGTTATTCGCGTTGATGAGGGTCCTGTTACAGATTTAAATGAGGTTCCGAAAATTAATATAAAACTTTTTAAAAACGGTTCTGTCCAAATGTCTGGTTGTAAATCGATAAAAAATATTAATATTGCTCTCAACAAACTAATTTACAAACTAAAAGAAATCAAAGCAAAAATCGAAGATGGTGCAATTGTTGAAAAAACATTTATTGAAGAACCAAATAAAATCACTATTAAAGATTTTAAGATTGATATGATTAACTCAAACTATCGGATCAATATGCAAATTGATCGTGTCAAATTATATAATCTATTACTAAAAAAGAAAATCAAATCAACATATGAACCTTGTATTAGGGCTTGTGTAATTATTAAACATGTCCCTCCTTGTGATAATCCAGAAAATAAAGAGGTTAGTATATTTATTTTCCAAAAGGGTAACATTATAATTACAGGCGCCCGGTCTAAAACACACATTATTTCATCATACAATTATATGAATGACATTCTATTAACTCATAAAGACGATATTATCAAGAAAGAAGAAAAAGAAGAAGAAGACATGATTATGAATATTTATGATGACATTATGAAAGATGTCAATGTGGGATTATTTAAAATTTAATTTATTAGTGTTAAAAATATTATGAATGTTTTTAACTCAATAATCTTCGCCTCTTGAAAATACTATTTTATTTCCGTCATCAATATAAACAGTATGTTCATATTGGGCGGTAAAATCTCCAGGATTACCACATAATGGTGGATAGCCATTAATTAAATTATTACTTCTCAAGAGATTTAATTGTGATTTATAATTATTAATATTATAAACTTCTATAAATCGATCAGAAAATGGTAAAGTATTAAATGAATTCGCTATTTTGTGCAATAGTTTTTTCGTGCTAGCTAATTTTAAATTATTTTCATATTGCTTCCAACTTGGATTCAAACGATATAGGGTGCATTCACCATTCTCACGCATTTGATCTGTTCCGGTTGTTCCAAAAGTCTCTACAGCATAGACTCCATTGGCAAATCGTTTACTGCTAAACATAAAATGATTCCTCAAATCTACACACGGTAAAAAAATACCTCCGTGAATAATTCCTTTAGTTATATTATGACCTCCTAAATTACTGACTGCTTTTATAGAAGTTGTTTTACCATCTAGAGTTACTTCAAATGACTCGATTACTTCCTGGATATTTGCACCCCATTCCCCAATTAATACATCTACACCTATATTTTTAATACCAGTTTCTGTTCCCTCTTTAACTGCTGCTAATAAATTATTGTATTTATTATCAAAACAAACTGTAAATGCTGAATCTATAATCCATCCATTAGCCTCTGTTCCAAAATCTATTTTAACTACATCATTTTCTGTTAACGTTCTGTTTTCTGTAGAATCAGGATGATAATGTGCTGCGCATTCGTTTAATGATATACCAACAGGGAATCCAATACCTCTATTAATTGATTTTTCTTGATTAGACAATTCTTGAGTTTTGCATTCAATTAGTTTTGCAATATCAACTAATTTTGTTCCTGGACGTATGTAGGGTTGAATAAAACGGCGAACTTCTTTATGAACACTCGCTGCTAATTTTAATGAATTGATAGTATCTTCATCTGATGGATATTCTTTGACAATATTTGTTTTATTAAAAATTGGGTCGACTCCTTTTAATTTAGGATAATTATCTACAAAAGTTCCAAATGCTTTATACATTTTTTGGGTGATATATATCATTAACTAGAGGATTATTCTTTAAAGTATTTATAAAATTTGGATTGATATAGTAGGTCGATGATTCGATAACTGGTTTACTCATTGAATAGACTGTTTGTATAACCTCATTTGATGTTGTTGGCATTACACTAAAATCTAATTTTTTATGTGGATGGGAAACATAATTAAATAAAACGCGTCTATCATTAAATCTAACATTTTCTGGATCGATATATGGACCATGTAAATCTCCTTTTGCATTTGCAGGTCTGTTATACGTTCCAATTTGACGTCTATCATCAATTTCCATATTTTTAGCAGACTCGTGTGAGATTTTAGCTTCAATTTCAGATTTGAGACCTCCGACATAGTTTTGATAAACAGTCGTTTGTTTAATTGTTGGTCTAGCTTCGTCAGTGACATCACGTGTATACATAATACTACCGGTTTGTTTGAGTGTACGTCCAGCAGGAGTTGTAAAAATGGTAGTTTCTTTAATTGTTGGTTTAGCTTTGTCATTAATATCAATTACATATGATGATTCTTTATTAGCTGATTTAACGTGACCAATAAAT